GGTTCATAACCTGGTGAATGTAATTAAATTTATTATTGATTGGGCTGGGTTTGACCTGATTGCAAGAATTGAAATTAAGGATAAGAAAACAGGAAAGGAATTCAAGTGATGAAAAGAACTTATACAGTCAGTAAAGATAAAAAATCAGGTTTATGGTATGCACACAAAGTTGGTTTTTCCTGGATTCTAGTTTGGGGAAGTTTCAGCAAAAGCAAAAGAGCAGCACAGAAACATGCTGCTGATTGCATGGCTTTATCACTAAAAGAATATTTGCAGGTAAAATAAAATTTTTTACATACCAGGTTCAAGAACTTGAAAATTAAGTTTCAAAAATTGAAGGGAAGTGAATTTGATGAAGCTGGAAGAAAGGATTATAAATTTTGAAACCATGATGGGTAAGTTCCTTCCAACTGAATTTATAGAATGGTTGAAGGAAAATAACTTCTTCACAGCACCAGCATCAATGAATCATCATGGGAATTATGAAGGTGGCTTGTTTGACCATTGTTATACAGTAGCAGAAACTTTGAAGCAGCTTACCAAAGCAAACAGGTTGAAGTGGATGAACCCAAGGTCACCTTTTGTGGTTGGAATGTTCCATGACCTTTGCAAGATTGATAATTACAAGATGGTTATTGATGAACCAGGGGTTGAAGTCTTTGGTGGGGCGGTTAAAGGAAGGACTTATAAGTTTGAATACAATAATGATTTCTTGATTGCTGGTCATGGTGACAAGTCGGTAATGTACCTGGCGCAACACATGAAGCTGACACCTGAAGAAGTAATGTGCATCAGGTGGCACATGGGTGCTTTTGATGAAAAGGAAAATTGGAAGTTCTATTCAGCAGCAGTTAATAAATATCCCAATGTGCTTTGGACACATACAGCGGATATGATTGCTTCACAAATAATGGGGGTGTAGTGATGAAGTATATTGATATGATTACTGAAAATCGTGAAAAGAATGAAATAATTCAAAATTATTGTCCAAGTGATTTTGAATTAAATGACCATAAGGAATCAAGTTTGTATAAATATTCAAGTAATATAAAAATTGCAGGTAAAAAAGTAATTGGTTGCAGTGGGATGCTTTGTACACAATGTTGGAATAGGGATGTGGAAAATACAAAAATTCATTTATGTGACACTTGTAAATATGTTTTTCCTGAATGTAATCCTGAAAAGATTGAATTTGGTGATGGGTTTGGAAATGACAACGTAATTGAATGTTCGCAATATGAAAGTGAGGTTATGAATGATAAAGGCAATTAAAACGAAAACAGCAAACAGGGTTTACACTGGTGAAGGTTGTCAGTCTTTACCCGCAACTGTAATTCAATTCAGTGATGGGAAGCTGGCAACAGAAACTTGCTTTGAATTGGATGAAGCGGAACTGGAACAGGTCAGGAAAAGTAAAAGGATTTATTTGACCTTTGTTGGTCAGACAATAATTCCTTTTATGCTTCATACAAAGTCAAATGCAGAACCTACAATTGAACCTGCGGTTCAAGATTAGCTTAAAAGTTCAAGATGGGTTCAAGATAAAATAATTCATCTTGAACCGCCTGAAAGCCTTATTCAATAGGGGTTGAGGGGTTGTGGTTCAAGATGGTTCAAGATGAAATAAAAGTTCTTTATATAAAATATTAACATTAGAAAAATTTATTATATATCTATAAAAATAATCATTATATAGGGAATCATCTTGAACTTCTTGAACCGATATGCTGAAAAGCCTTTATTTAAAATACTTTGAAGCGGTTCAAGATGAAAGTTCATCTTGAACTGAATCTTGAACCATCTTGAACCAGTATTTTGTGAGGAAGGATGATTATATGGAAAATTTGAAAATTGATATTCAAAAAGTTATAGAAGAAACTATTTCAGGGATGCTGACTGAATTGAAAAAACAAGGCTTCATGAAAGATACAAAGCATACACCTTTTCAGAAAACAGAACAGCTTTTGTATAATTACATGAATTTCAAACAGGTCATCATTGAAAAGGAACAGCATATTAAGTTTATTCAGGAAGCAGGTATTCAAAAGAGAAGTAAGAGTATAACAAGCTTCACAGGAAACCATCAGCTTGACACCAGGACTGATGATGAAAAAGCTGAAGAACAAATTGAAGCCATTAAGAATTCAATCCTTATAACCAAAAGGTATATTGATGTAATTGATAAGGCACTTTCAAAGATTGCTGATGATAATTATTATGACCTGATAAGGTTGAGATATTTTGAAGGTAAGACCAGGGAAGAAATTGCAGAGTATTTCAATGTTGATGTTGCTACAATTAGTAGAAACAAGAACCGATTGATTAATAAGCTGAAAATTTATCTGTTTTCTGATGAAGTTATTGCAGAGATATTCAGATAAGGGGTGAGGGTATGAACAGGGCTGAAAGAAGAAGGCTTCAAAAGCAAGGATTAACTGCAAAGGATATTAAAGCTATTGAAGATAGTTCAGCTTTGAAAGGAATTGATTTTGCAGTTTCAGGAATGATTGCATCTTTTGTAATAACACTTCATGACAAATGGGGCTGGGGGCATGTAAGGATTAAAAGGTTGCTTGAACAGGTTGATGATGTATTTGATTCTATCGACAAGGATTATGTTAGTATTGAAGATTTAAGGAAAGTAATCCTTGAAGAAATAGGGATTGAACTTAAATAAAATGTCACAAACCATGTCACATTGATGCACTTGTGGTGCATTATTCTTATATGTTATTGTTTAATTGGAAAATTATGCTTAACTTATAATCATATCAATATTTTTTAAGCATCACAAGTGGAATGATGTGACATATAAAATTGCATTTATCATTTATCGGAAAAGAGGGTGTTCAGGTTTTACCTCCTGGCTTGAACATCCTCTTTTAATTTATAGAAAGGCAGGTGATACTATGGCAAAGTTGACTGAACAGCAGAAAAGATTTGTTGATGAATATTTGATTGACCTTAATGCAACCAGGGCTTATAAGGCAGCATATAAGAACGTGAAAAAGGATGAAGTTGCAGCAAGTGCGGCAGTTCGGTTGTTAAGAAATGTTAAGGTTCAGGAGTATATGAAGGAAAGGCAGCAGGCACTTCAGGAAAGAACAGCAATCACACAGGATATGGTGCTTTTAGAACTGGCAAGGATAGCTTTCAGCAACGGTTCTGATTTTGCCAAGGTTGTCACCAAGCCAAGAAAAAGACAGGTTTGGAATGAAACAACCCAAGAATATGAAGAAAAAGAATTTGAAGAACAGTTTGTTGAACTGATTGATACTGATAAGCTTCCCCCTGAAAAAAGGGCTGCTATTGCTTCAATCAAAGAAGGTAAATATGGAATTGAAGTCAGTTCATGTGATAAAGTCAAAGCTTTGGAATTGATTGGAAAGCATATTGGAATGTTTAAAGAAAAAGTTGAAATATCAGGTCAGGTTAATAATCCATTTGAAGGGCTTACAACTGAAGAATTAAAGAAGTTGATATATGATGAATAAACAGCTTCTTAAACTACATGCTAAAATTGAACTTGCAAAACGTGAGTTCTTTTTTTATTGCAATCTGAAAGCACCTGATTTTTATAAATTGGATAGACAATACCTGATTGAATTCTGTAATGACCTTCAGGAATTTTATGAAGGTGATGATGAAGTTCTTGTTGTGAACATGCCGCCAAGACATGGGAAGTCAAGAACAGCGGGATTATTTGTTGAATGGGTTCTTGGTAAAAACAAGAATGAAAAAATAATGACAGGTTCATATAATGAAACCCTTTCAACCATGTTTTCAAAGAATGTCAGAAACAGCATCCAAGAAGAAAAGGTTGATGAATTAAAACCTGTTTATTCTGATGTTTTTCCTGACACCAAAATTAAACAAGGTGATGGGGCAATGAACCTTTGGTCATTAGAAGGTGGATACAACAATTACCTTGCGACTTCTCCAACAGGTACTGCAACAGGTTTTGGTTGTACCCTGATGATTATTGATGACCTTATCAAAAATGCACAAGAAGCTTACAATGAAGAAACCCTTCAGAAACATTGGGATTGGTTCACAAACACAATGCTTTCCAGGCTTGAAGAAGGTGGAAAGATAATTATTATTATGACCAGGTGGGCAACTGGTGATTTGGCTGGAAGGGCTTTGGAACATTACAAAGAACAGGGTGCAAAAATAAAGCATATTACCTTGAAAGCATTGCAGGATGATGGAACAATGCTTTGTGATGAAGTTCTTTCATATAGGTCATACCAGGCAAAGATTAAAGCAATGGGTTTGGATATAGCTTCAGCAAACTATCAGCAAGAACCTATTGATATAAAAGGAAAATTATATACCAGCTTCAAAACATACACCAAGCTTCCCAAAGATGAAAGGGGCAACCTTCTATTTACTGAAATCAGGAATTACACTGATACTGCTGACCAGGGTGATGATTACCATTGCAGCATTGATTATGGTGTTTACCAGGGTGAAGCTTATGTTCTTAATGTGCTTTACACCAAGGAAGGTATGGAAATTACAGAACCTGCGACAGCAAAGATGCTTTATGAAGATGGTGTTAATGTTGCAGATATTGAATCAAATAATGGTGGGCGGGGTTTTGCAAGGTCAATTGAACGAATCCTGCGAGATGTTTATAAGACCAACAGAATTCAAGTGAACCCATTCCATCAATCCAAGAATAAACAGGCAAGAATTCTTTCCAATTCAACATGGGTTATGAATCATGTTTACTTCCCTGTTAATTGGGCAGACAGATTTCCTGAATATTATGCGGCAATGACCAAATATCAAAAGGAAGGTAAGAACCTTCATGATGATGCACCTGATGCAACAACAGGTATTGCAGAAAAGATTGGTCAGGGTAGCAAATTCAGCTTTGATTAAGAAAGGGGTGAAACTATATGTTCAGCTTTAATTTT